TGACCGCCGGGAACAGCGTCATCCTGGTGCTGAACTACGAGTACTCCGCGAACATCACGGCCTCGTCGGCGAAGCTCGGCACCACCAACCTGTCGAAGCACGTCAGCGAGGAAAACGCCACCTATCACGGCTACGCCGAGGTGTGGTCGCTGGACAACATCGCATCCGGCCAGACCACGGTGACCATCACCTGGGCCAGCGCGGTTTACTCGGCCGGCTGGGTCTTTGAGGTCTCCGGGCTGCTGTCGACCGGCTCGTTTGACAAGTCAGCTGAGGCCACCGCCAGTTCGGGCACGCCGATCACGGTGGGCCCGACAGTCACGCTGAGCAACGCCAGCGAGTTCGTCGTCGGCACCGTCAACGGTTTCTCGACCGCCGCCCTGACCGGCCCGGTCGCGTCTAGCACGTTCACCGCGACCAGTGCCAGCCCGTGCGTCTTTACAGCCGCGACCCCTACCGGGTTCACGAACAACACGCCGGTCACCCTGACTGGCGGTTCGCTGCCTGCCGGGTTCAGTACCGGGACCACCTATTACCTCGTCAGCGCCACCGCCACGACCTTCGAGCTGGCCGCGACGGTCGGCGGCACCGCGATTGGCTCTACATCGACGGGCTCTGGCACGGTCACCCCGGCTGTGCCGTGGACCAACGAGGCCAACCAGACCTACTACACCGGCTCGGGCATCAACGCGATCTGCTCCTACCAGATCGTCACGGACACGGGTGCGGTCACCTACCAGGTCAAGCCGAACACCTCGAACTACTACACCGGCTCCGTTGGCACCTTCCAGGCCGGGTCGGCGAACCAGTCCGTCAGCCTCACTGCTCCTAACGTCGCCCTGGCCGCACCGGCACTGACGGTGGAAGGTGATGCCGCGCTGGCGCTGACGACGCCGAACGTGGCTCTCGCCGCCCCGATCCTGTCGCTGGCGGCGGGCGGCACGGTATCGCTCACCACCCCGAACCTTGCCCTCTCCGCGCCGGTCCTGACGGTGAAAGGGGGCGCCTCCCTAGCGCTCACCACTCCGAACGCTGCCCTGGGCGCCCCGCTGCCGTCGCTGGCGGCGGGCGGCACCGTCAGCCTCACCGCGCCGAACGTCGCCCTCGCCGCGCCGCTGGTTTCACCGGCTGCGGTTGCAGCGGTCGCCCTCACCACCCCGAACCTCGCGCTGGCCGCGCATCTCGTCACGCCGGAAGCCTCTGCCGCCGTCTCGCTGACGACGCCGAACCTCGGCCTCGCCGCGCCGCTGGTGACCGCAGTTGCCTCGACGGTGGCGGTCAGGGCAACCAGTGTCCCGGCAGTGACCGCGCTGAACAGCTCACTTGCGTCAGCCGTCCAGCTGAACAGGTCACTGGCGTCAGTCACGCAGCTGGCCACGTCCGCGACGTCGGTCGCGCAGCCGGTCACGTCCGCGACGTCCGTCACGCAACGGGTCACGTCCGCGACGTCCGTCACCTAAAGGAGCCTGCGTTGACCTACCCGATCCCGGCTGACAGGAGCAGGCCGTGACCCTCGCCCAGTTCACGCTGCCGCCGGACACCAGGGCTGTCGGCACCGGCAACCCCCCGGCTGACATGAACGGCGTCACCGACGCCCACAACGCCCAGCAGGCCCAGTTCAACATGCTGTCCGCGGCGTTCGGCTCAAATCCCTCGACCGCGGCCGGGACGCAGATCAACGCTGCGCTGGCCGCGCTGCCGTCGACCGGCGGCACCATCTTCATCCCGCCCGGCGCCTGGACCCTCGACGAGGTCGTGAAGTGGAATAACTGCACCGGCGGGAACATCATCGTGCAGGGCTTCGGCTGGGGTTCCCAGCTCCTGTGGTCCGGGTCGTCGCTCGGGTCGGCGTTCGAGATGGGCGACACGACGCAGCGGCACATCTTCATGCGGGACATGCGCATCACCCAGACCGACGGGGCTGCGAACGGGACCGCCATCAGCGCGAACTACTGCGTCGACGGCGCCTTCGAGCGGCTGCTGATCGACGGCTCGACCTATGCGCCGAATCAGGGCATCGCCTTCAACGCGGCCGGGACGTACTACAACACGGTGAAGGACTGCCGCATCAACGCGGCCGGGAGCAGCGGCGCGTGCCTGTACTACGACACCGGGTCGAATTCGAACGTCGCCGACAACAACCGGCTCATCGGCGACTCGTCCACCACCGGCATCCATGCCAACGCCAACGGGCTGCAGCTGAATCACCCCGACATGGAGGGCACCGGACTGGCGGGGGTCGCGGTCGGCGCGTCCGGCGTCAACGTGAACCTGGTCAACCCCTACCTGCAGGGCCTCACCACGGCGATCTCCCTCGCGTCGGGCTGCGGGCCGGTCACGATCACCGGCGGCGACGCTGACGGCGCGACCAGCGACATCGCCGACTCCGGCTGCACCGCACTGTCCGTCATCGGGTTCCGCAACAAGTCCGGCATCATCGAGACCTATTTCAGCGGCTCGACGAAGACCCTCGGCTTCGCCGCGGCGGGCGCGGCCGCGGACGTGTGGCTCTACCGCCAGGGCTCCACCGCGCTCGGCGTCAACGGCTCCCTCGACGTCAACAACTTCATCCGGCTCGCCGAGCTGCTCATCATCAGCCCCAGCCTGTCCACCGTCGGCTCCGGTGCCAGTAACGGCATCGAGCTCGCGAACGCCACGACGCCGCCGCCCAACACCCCGACGGGCGGCGGCTGCCTGTATGTCTCCGGGGGCGCCCTGTACTGGAAGGGCTCCAGCGGGACCGCTACCGAGATAGCGACCGCCTGATGTCCGGCCGCAGCCAGTGATCACGGGCGTCTATACCGCCGAGTACGAGGCCACCTATCCGGGGTCGGCCGGCCGCATCGAGGGCTCCCGCGGCATCGTCTACCTCGGGGCGACTCCCGGCGCGGCGGCTTCCCCGGTCGCGTTCGTGTCCGCGTGGACCGTCAATGTGACCTGCGACCGGTTCGACGTGTCCGGCCTCGCCGACCGGCAGCGGGTCTACATCGCCGGGATGCCGGATTTCTCCGGCGGCTTTGACGGCTGGTACGACGACGCGACGTCTCAGACGTACATCGCCGCCACCGATGGCGTGGCGAGGAACTTCTACCTGTACCCGAACGTGGCCGAGCCGACCCAGTATTTCTTCGGCACCGTGCTTCCAGACTTCTCCGCGGACGGCGGAGTCAGCTCGGCCGTGTCGGTGAAATGCACCTGGAACGCCGCCAGCCTGATCCAGCGGACTCCTGTGCTGGCCTGACGAGGTATGAGGCTGCCGCGCGGTAGATTTACCGCATCGCTGGCGCTGCGGTCAGCATCCATCTGGCAGGAACGGACGGGATCGTCATGACCGCTGCGCGTCGTCGACTGCTGCTCACCGGAGCCGGCGGTTTCATCGGCTCCCACACCCTGCGGCATTTCCTGACGGAAACCGACTGGGACATCGTCGCCACCGACAGCTTCCGGCACAAGGGCAAGACCGACCGGATCCTGCAGACCGTCGCCGGCGGCCCCGATGACTGGCGGAAGCGGACCACGGTCATCACCCACGACCTGACGGCGCCGCTGTCGTGGCAGACGGAGCAGCAGATCGGCGCGGTCGACTACGTCATCGCGATGGCGAGCCAGTCCCACGTCGACCGGTCGATCGAGGACCCGGCGGCGTTCATCCGCAACAACACCGAGGTCATGCTGAACACGCTCGGCTACTGCCACTGGGGCTGGCAGGACGAGCCGGAGCACATCATCATCATCAGCACCGACGAGGTCTACGGGCCCGTTGAGCGGGGCAGCGCCGGGCACCCGGAGTGGGCGCCCGTGATCCCGTCCAACCCCTACAGCGCCAGCAAGGCATGCCAGGAAGCCATCGCGACGTCGTACTGGCGCACCTACGGGCTGCCGGTCACCATCGTGAACTGCATGAACCTGATCGGCGAGATGCAGGACCCGGAGAAGTACCTGCCGTCGCTCATCGCGAACATCAGCGACGGCCGGACTGTCACGGTGCACGGCACGCCGGACAACATCGGCACCCGCCATTACCTGCACGCCCGGAACCTCGCCGACGCGCTGCTGCACATCTTCCGCGATCTGCCGGCGACGCAGTTCCCGGCCGCGGACCGCCCGGACCGGTTCAACATCGCCAGCCCTGACTGCGTGTCGAACCTGGAGCTGGCGCAGATGGTCGCCGCCATTGTCGGGAAGCCGCTGCGGTACGAGCTGCAGGACTTCCACTCCACGCGCCCCGGTCACGACCCGCATTACGGCCTGGACCCGGCAAAGATGACGGCCGCCGGGTGGAAGCCCCCGGTGCCGTTCGCCGAGTCGCTCAAGCGCACCGTCCGCTGGACCCTCGATCACCCTGAGTGGATGGCGTCGTGACCGGACTGAACTATGTGACGCTGGTCTGCGACCTCGGGGACGGTGCGGGGAACTACCTGGCGCCGGGGTCGATAGCGACGCTCGCGCCGACCGCGGTACTGACGGACAGCACGGACCACCTGATCGCTGGACAGGCAGCGATCAGCGTGACCTTCCGCGGCGGGCCGCCTTCGGTGACCCTCATCGCCACCGACAACAGCAACATCTCGCCGTCCGGGTGGGCGTGGACGATCACGCCCCCGGCGTCGACCGGGATCGCGGCGTTCAGTTTCTACCTGCCGTACGCGGGCGGGTCGGTGCAGCACCTGTCGCAGCTGTCGCCGGTGTACGAGGCCGCGACGATGGTCGCCTACGCGACCAAGGGCTTCGCTGTCGCGATGGCGGTGGCGCTATGACCAGGAGAGATACGTGAAGCAGGTCGTCGGCAACTACAGCTTCGTCGCGGCTGACAAGTTCATCACCCTGACGGACTTCGAGACCGTGCGCCTGGACCGGCTGCAGCTGATCGTGGACACCACCACGAACAAGATCCTCTACAACTTCGCCGACCCGACCGTGTCCAGCATCGCCATCAGCGACGGCAATATCCTGACATTCTCGGCGCTGCAGGGCGGCGAGTCGAACAGCGACAAGCTGCAGATCATCTACGACGCGCAGACCGGCGACCCGACCTACGACGAGATGCCGGTCACCCTGGCCACGCTCATCGCCGGCGAGGACATCACCGACAACCGGATGATGGTCAGCAGCGAGACGGTGATGTCGAACACCAACACCCACAACGCGGTCGAGGTGCTGACAGGCAGCGCCGGCAGCACGACCAACGCCGCCTACTCGTCGGCGATCAACTGCGCGAACTACCGGAACTACGCCATCGCCGGATGGGGAGCCACCGGCGACGTGCAGCTGCTGCTCCAGATCGCCTACGACGGCGGCACCACCTGGCAGTGGAGCCCGAACGGGTTCACCGCGACCGGCGCCCAGTTCGCCCTGCAGACGGGGACCCTGACCGCGCCGCTGTGCCGGCTGGCGGTCGTGAACCTGTACGGGTCGACGCAGGCATGCACCGCCTACCTGTGCCTGAGCCGGTGATGTGATGACGAGCCGCCTCGCGGCGACGGGCCGCACCCAGCTCGCCTGGTATCAGCAGCGCATCCGGTACTCGCCCGGCACCCTCGGCCTGAACTACCCGTGGATGAACGTCGACGGATCCGAGACGGTGAACTACCTGGGCGCGTCCTACAGCACGGCATCGGTGCAGGCCGACTTCGCGTGGATCGCCGCGCTCGGCGTCACGAAGATCCGCTGCTGGACGCAGCTCGAGGCGGTCATGTCGTGGTCGGGGTCGGCGTACTCCTTCGAGAGCACGTACGCATCGAACCTGGACGACCTGCTGACCCGCGCGCAGGACGCCGGCCTGCAGGTCATCATGGTCATCGGCGACGGCGAATCCAGCGGCGGCTACTCGAATCTGGACGGCAAGTTCCGCTGGACGTTCGTCACCGGCGGCTACACCGCCTACCTGACGGCGCTGGCCGCCTTCGCTGACCGGTACTCGGCGCACTCCAACATCGTCATGTGGGAGCTGCAGAACGAGCCGTACGGCAACCTGACGTTCTCCGCGAACGCCATCGCCTCCGGCGCGACCCAGGCGCAGACGTACACGTTCCTGGCGGCCGCGTACGCCACGGTGAAGCCCGTCGCGGGCAGCACCTACGTGGGCTTCTCCGACTACGAGGAGGAGCAGCAGTCCGAGTACCAGCTGTTCTCCAGCCCGAGCTTCGTCGCGGACTTCATCGACGGCGCGACCGACGTCTACTCGATGCATATCTACCGCGCCAACTCCGGCCAGGTCGCCGACTTCCGGACGCTGACCGGCAAGCCGAAATGGTGCACCGAGATCGGCTGCTACAACTACTACGACCCGACCGCCTCGGACCACCCGATCGCCGCTTACGACGAGCTCGGCAACGACGGCCCGAACGGGATCACCGGGCTGTGCAACCCGCCGTCCGTGCGGGACATCGCGGCGAAGCTGATGAAAGCCGGGTTCTCGCTGATCATGCCGTGGTCGGCCAGCGACAACGCCGGCCTGGTGCAGCACGACTCGACGGGCGGCTACCTGCCCGGCTCGCTGCCGGGGTGGATGACGTCGCAGTTCGCGACGAGGTCAATAGCATCCGGAAGGAGCACGGCGTGAGCAGCACCGTCTTCTGGTCGAACGCGGCTGGCAACGAGCTGGCCACGCTGACGAACACATGGGCGGTCGACGGCAGCCCCGAGGACCCGTCCGCTGTCAGCCTGGTCGTCACCGACCCGACCGGCACGCAGACCACGTACACCTACGGCGGCACCATCACCAGGGTTTCCGATGGCGTCTACACCCTCGACGTCGAGTGCACAACGGACGGCCTGTGGTCGTACGTGTGGATCGGCACCGGCACCGCTGCGGACGTCGAGGCCGGGACCTGGACGGTCATGCCGTCAGCGCCGCGGAACTTCTACTGCAGCGTCGAGCAGCTCAAGTCCCGGCTCGGGATCACCGACACCGCCGACGACTTCGAGCTGCAGCTGGCCGTGCAGGCCGCGGGCGCTGAGGTGGAGCGGATGACGGGCCGGTTCTTCTGGAACGAGACCGGCGTCCGCACCTACCGCAACCACTCGATCTACGACATGGAAATCGACGACCTGGTCACCATCACCGAGCTCGCCACCGACCAGGACGGCGACGGCATCTACGAGACCGTCTGGACGAGCAGCCAGTACCAGCTCGAGGTCACCGAGCATGAGTACAACCAGACGGCTAAGGGCGAGTGGTGGCCGTACACGAAGATCCAGGCGCTCGGCGTGCCCGGCGGGAACTACCTGCCGTACGTGTGGGCGTGGTCGCATCAGGACCGGGTCCAGGTGACGGGGACGTTCGGGTGGCTGACGGTGCCGGTGATGGTCCGCCAGTCGGCGCTGATGATCGCCGCTGACTTCTTCAAGCAGAAAGACGCCCCGGTCGGGCTGGCGCTGTCTGAGTACGGGCCGCAGATCGCGGCGATGCTGTCCCGGTACGTGCGGCCGCGGGTGAAGGTCGGCATCTGATGTCCACCCCGGCGCAGATCCGCGCCGCGCTGGCCGCGCAGATCACGGCGAACGTCACCGCGACCGCGACCGTCCCGGCGCTGCGCGGGCTCACCGACCCCGGCAGCATCGCGAACCCGCCGGTCGCGGTGGTCCTGCCGCCGCTCGGCACCTACATCGACTACACGGTCGCGATGCCGCCGAATGTCTACGAGATCACCATCCGGGTCCTGATCCTCGTCAGCCGCGCCGTTGAGCGGGCGTGGCTGCCCGTCCTTGACGCCTACCTGGAGCCGTACGGCGCGTCCAGTGTCGCGGCGGCGATCCTGGCTGACCCGACGCTCGGCGGTGTCACCGACTACTGCATCCCGCAGGTGGCGAACGGCCCGGCGGATTTCAACTGGGCCGGGATCGACTACCTGAGCGCCGAGATCGTCTGCACGGCGGGTGCGGAGTGAAGAAGCCGAAGAAGGCGTGGAAGCCGAAGTCGGCGGCCGCGCAGATCGCCGCGCACAAGAAGTCCGTCGAGGCGACCCGGAAGAGGGACGCGCACCCGGCTGAGGCGAAGGCGAAGGCGGTGAAGGCCGCGAGGGCGACGCTGGCGGCCGCGCGGAAGGAATCGGTAAAGGTCCGCAAGTGGTCGCCGGACGGCGATGTGGCGCTGTGCTCGGCGCGGGCGGTCGCGGAATCCCTGCGGATCGCGCTGAGCGTCCCTGTGAGCGACGAAGAAGTCCTGGCGCTGCACTGGGCGGCTGGCGGTGACGACGACGCGGGAGCGTCGCTCCTGGACGTTCTGACGGCCGCGCAGGCGCACGGTCTCGGCGGGTTCCGCCCGCAGCGGTTCGAATGCGTGGCCGGGCCGCTGCACGAAGGGTCCGAGCGGCTCGTCCTCGGCCTGGACCTGCCGCTGGCCGAACCGCATGCGGTGCTCGCCGACTGCGGCCGCTGGTGGTCGTGGCGGGAACGGTACTCGCCGGACGTGTTCGCCGGCGCCGTCATCGACGAAGCCTGGACGGTGACCTGGTGAGGTGGCTCATCGTCCACCCCGGACCCGAGTTCAGCGTCCATGACCTGTACGTCGGCTGGGCCGAAGCGCTCCGCGAGCTCGGCGAGCACGTCCTGGAATACAACATGGCCGACCGGCTGACCTTCTATGACTCGGTCGCGATCGAGACCGGCCGCAGCGACCGGCACGGGAATCCGGAGTTCCGCAAGGCCCTCACTCACGACAAGGCCATCGAGATGGCAGCCAACGGGATCCTCTCGGCGCTGTATCAAGGCTGGCCAGATGTGGTCCTCATCGTGTCCGGGTTCTTCACCCCGCCAGGACTGCTGGAGATCATCCGCGCCCGGCGGCACAAAATCGTCATGCTGATGACCGAGTCGCCGTACGAGGACCCCCGGCAGCTGGCCATCGCCCCGTACGCCGACGTGACCCTGCTCAACGACCCGGCCACCATCGGCGCCTACCGGGACGTCTGCACGGCCGCCGAGTACGCCCCGCACGCCTACCGGCCGTCCGTGCACTACCCCCGCCGCGCGGCCGCCCCGTCGTATGACCTGGCGTTCTCCGGTACCGGCTACGAGTCCCGCATCGGGTTCTTCGAGGCAATGGGACTGGACGGCCTGCGGGTCGCGCTGGCCGGGAACTGGGTGCAGCTGCCCGGCGGTTCGCCGCTGCGGCAGTACCTGATCCACGACCCGGCGGACTGCCTTGACAACGAGGTGACGTCCGACCTGTACCAGGCGGCGCAGGCCGGCATCAACTTCTACCGCCGCGAGGCCGACGAGTCGGTGACGGTGCCCGGCTGGGCAATGGGCCCGCGTGAGGTGGAGATGGCCGCGTCGGGCCTGTTCTACCTCCGGGATCCGCGGCCCGAGGGCGACGAGGTGCTGCCGATGCTGCCGCGCTTCGCCAGCCCGGAAGACGCAGGCCAGCAGCTGCGCTGGTGGCTTGATCACGACGACGCGAGGGACACGGCTGCTCAGGCTGCACGCGAGGCGGTCAGGGGTCGTACATTTACTTCCAACGCAAGGATGCTGCTGCGGCTTCTTGATCGACAGCCCGTCACGATCACGAGGTAGGAGTCGCAGTATGGGCCGCACGCCGGGCGGCATGCGCATCAAGGTAGTCAGCGGCTGCCCTGATGACTTCCGGGCTGTCCCCGAAATTGCCGATGCCGATGTTGCAGCGCGTGCACAGCAGACCGCGGATGCATCTTCCGCAGCTGATCTTGCGCGTGTTACAGCACGAGTGGTCATGGTCGACATGCCACACGCCCTGGCCGCCGGGCTCATCCCGTCCGCAGACCGCGCACACGCCGCCCTGTGCTTCGAGCAGTGCGGCGAAAGTCTCGATGGTCAGGCCGTAGCGGCGCAGGTTGAGTTTCCGGACGTACTCAGGCCCAAGCTTCGCAGTGTTCTTGTGGTACTGAGCCTTCGCGTATTCCGCCTGGCACGGGCGGCAGTACGGGGCCGATGCGGACGAGAACTCCGATCCTGGCTTTACCGTCCGGCACCGCGAGCACTGGCGGGCAACGTCCTTGCGCTCCTGGACCCTGGCGTAGCGCGCGCGGTCGCGGCACTTGTCGGAGCAGAAGCGTGCTTGCGTCCCTGGACGCACTGGCCGTTCAAAGGTGTCCTTGCAGAATTCGCACGTAACGGTGCGCGTCAATGTTGTCATACAGAAAGTCTAGTCAGATTCCGGCTGCTCAGTGGCCAGTTCGCTGCGGAGATGGGTGAATTCTAGATGGCGAGAATCCATGGCCGGAATGGTATACTTTACTGTGGTATAGCTTCTGGCGCCGCAGCTAGTCCGGTCGCTTACCTCAGTGACTGGACAGTTAACTTCACCGTTGACAAGGTCGAGGTCACCGCCATGGGCGACAAGACCAAGACCTATGTCGCGGGCCTGCCTGACGCTCAGGGTGACTTCTCCGGCTGGTACGACGACGCGACGTCGCAGACGTACATCGCGGCGACTGACGGCGTGGCCCGGAACTTCTACCTGTACCCGAACACCAACAACACGCTGAACTACTTCTTCGGGACGTTCTTCCCGGACTTCAGCGTGGCCGGCGGTGTGGGTGCCGCTGTCAGCGTCAAGGGGACCTGGGCGGCAGGTTCGTACGTGCAGCGGTACGGGCCTGGCGGCCTGACCACCTGACATGCGCGCCCGTCCTGTCATCGCCGTGGCCGCGGCGCTCGCCGCCGTGGCCTGTGTCGTCGTGTTCTGGCGGCACGGGGCGCAGGGCGATGCGGGGCTGCAGCACTGGCTGGCGGTCCACACCGGGACGCT